AACCAGAGCACCGTTCAGCGAATCGCTCCAACACGTTAGGCAGCTTCGCCGGCCCCACCCACAACTTCGACAACAAGCGGATAGGGTTGGACATAGAGTTAACATCTCCAGTCCACACGTCGGGTCCAAATTGGCGGTTCAAAAAGTTCACACCAACGTCCCCTCGACGCACAATTTCAATCTCATAGTCTTGACCCATCAACTGAGAGCTCCTCTTCAGAGCCTTCTCACTGACAGCACCCTCAAGGCTATCATCTCCTCCGTAGATGCCCAAACGCGCCCATGCGTCGTCCGGGGAGCACTTCACACCTCCAATGGTCGTGTTGCGCCAAGCGCAATACCCGATGAAGGCTGAAAGTACCGAGTTGAAATCGGAAGTCTCGAGCGAACCGGAACCGCGGCCATAGCCAGACCAGTACCGTCTGCCATGCTTGGTGGTTCCCGGGATGGCAATTTGGTCATCCAAACACTCGTTCAGCTCAGCGTGATACTGGCGAGCAAAGAAACGGAGCATGAGGATTCGCTCAAGAATGCGCGCACGGCGTTTGACATGCCCGTCAAACCGAGAACCGTCGGCAAGGGCCGAGTGCTCTGCTTCCAACAGAATCTGACAAACACGGTCAGCGCACTCAGCCGGCGTCTTGTTGAAAGCGTACCACGCTTGCAACGACATAACGCCATTGTGGAAAGCATACATGTATCGTGAATGCTTCAAATTCGCGGCTGGAGAATTCTGCGAAATGTTGCGTGGGTCAGTCGGCTTCTGATAAGTTTCGATCTTGACAAAGGCATCCCACGCAGCCTTGATCTTGCCAGTCACTTCGGCTTGACCAAGCTTCATCCGTTGGCTCGGACGGCTCTGTTTCTCATGGACGTACTCATAATCAACAGGAACTCCCACGTGCGGCACCGGAATCAGGCGCTCAGCAAACTCGACCATATAACCAGCCAGAGAGGGAGGGACGGGCTCTTCCACCTGCATTGACAAAGTTTCACCTTTGTCGTGGAAAGCTTCGACGCGACCAGTGATGCAGCGGTCATCTGAAGACAAACTCGCGGCAAACGCATAGCAGGGCCCCACCAACGGGGATCCAAAACCTGCAAGCGGCACTTTTGCTTCGTAGTCGTGCTTCATGAAATAAATCGGCAGCAACGACTCCGTCGGAGGGTAAACCACAGGAGGGCTGTGGGGTATGACGCTACGCAAATAGACGTCAAAATGGCAGCGTGGCCTGGGGGCAACTTCTCAGTTGGCAACCCGGTTGCGGTGCTCGGCATAATGTTGCTCGCCACAGTAGATGGGGCAACAGTCTGTTTGGCTACAATCGCAACAGCTCGAATCGCATCAAGCTGGGCCATAGGCAATGTGACCGCTTCGTGGTCACCCAACAGGGCCACGCTGCGGTAGATGCCATCGGGCTTAACCACATCAAGCACAACATGGTTGTCCGCAATTGGCATCAATCTCTCCAACCGCTTTCCCTCCAGGACGAGAGAAGTAGGCACGATCGAAGGCATCTCAAATTTGCCGATCAAGGACAGCAAAATGAGGCAATGGTGCTCGTCGATGTATTTGCGATCAATGTGGTAAGCACACACACTTTTCGTCAACAATCCGACGTCCTCCACCAAGAAAGTATCACCTGAATAATCCCAGACTCCGCTCATATACTTGGCGCCTCCAGCAACCAAATACTCCACGGACCCGTCACGCAAAAAGCGGAAGGTGTACTCACCCGTGCTCTTCCCGGCAGCACTAGGTTGAAAAGCCGCGACCAAGTAGGTCCCGGGGTGCCGCGCCAAAAGCGTCGGCATGTCAATGTAATAATCCACATCAACAAGCACGGCAGCCTGCTCCGTGCAATCGAAATGAAACTCAGACGGGGTGATCGCCAAGTCTTTCGGCCAATGAAACGACCGATCTCCATCCCGACCCTTGCGCTGGTCAGCCAGTGACTCTTGCACAAAGTAAGGCGTCAATCCAAGACTGTACGCCACCATCTCGCCAGTCGCAGCACCAGCGTTACGGTCAGCAGCAGAAGCACCATGGGTGTGGTTGCTAATGGGCTGGCTTTTGGACAACGGAGTGTCCACAAAGACTTGTCGCTGCTGGCTCGAGCTCAAGCTACTAGCAGTGAGAGTGCGCCTCACGAAACGAGTCGTGAACGCAGCACCAATTGGCGATCGATAACGGTTCAACAAGTGGCCAGCAAGTTTAAGCAAGGCCCATAAGGCACTTGCTCCCAAGTAAGTCTTGGCAAATGTCACCAAGTACTTCTTGAAGTGCGATGGGAAGAAACCCACCACACCTTGACCTTCGAAAACCTCTTCCAAAGAGTTCTTGAAGGAATTACGTTTCTTGAGGGAATACAAACTCAAGACGGCTCCGCAGAGCCACGCGATCTCCAGCTTTGACGGCCATTTGCTGACAACCTTCTCCTCCAAAACTCTGTTGGGGTTTATC